TCTTCGATGATTTTCACTAACATGCAGTACTGTAGTTCTGTTACTTTATTCATGACATTTACTCCGGTAAGCTATTTTTCGTCTTCGTTCCTCAGAACTGGACTATAGATTATCATACCTGTTCACGAAGTAAACATTAAAATATTAATTTTTTACAATAAATTGTTCTATTTGTTCTTTAGCATGTAAAAACCCTTTGCCAACAATGACTTGGTAGCTTACGCTTTCAAGATAAGCAATAATATTTTTTTGATCTGGACTGACAACACCGCCCTTGGTGCATTTCATTTCCACCCACAGTTTCCACGCAGGGATGAAAAGATCTGGTATTCCTGCCACTGTTCCTTCCACTTTTAACGCAGCAGCCGTTGATTTGCTACGATGACCGCCATTCGGAATTGAATGGATAAGAACGCCATGATAAGTACGTCTAAACCACTGCACAAACAATGCTTGTTCGTAATGCTCGGACGGTATTTTTTCTTTAATGGTAGCCATTAGAATGGTAACTCCTCAATGTAGTTAGGGCAGGAATCTTGAGTATTCACGAAATCCTCCGGCGGACTCATATTATATTTTGAGCAAAACATCGTTTTTTTAGTATAAAAGTCACAGGTATGACAACACTTTGGTGGTGCCAATGCCTTCATCCTTTTATATTCAATTAGAAAATCTGGTTCTTTATACATCCCAACTCCGATTTATTACGCGATAAAATTTACCATCTTTGGTGTACTCTATTACTGATGGTGGATTAGCTGCATTTAATACATTTGAAAAATCCATCACTTCATGACAACTATAAATGTTTTCACAATTGCTTTTATTAGCTATATGAAACAATAAATCATACGCTTTGCTTCCCGCATAACCTTCATGAGTTATACACAAATATTCTGTAACTGGTATATCAGATAAAGCACCATAATAGGTCACAGCCAGCATCTCTTTTCCAGATGCCTTAGATGTATGCTTTCGCCAGTTCCAGCTTGTCACGTCCATTTCTGAGCCTTCAATACCCATGATGTCATCGTTTCTGAGCTTTAACGTCGATGCTGCTTCTTCTGGTTCTGGAAACCTATGTCCACACGCTGGACAAACTTTGGCGGATATAGCCACCAATTCAGCGCATTCATCGCATACTTTAACGGGTGCCTCTCCTTCCTTGCCTGGTTCTTTTTTGTTTGGCGGTTTTACATTCGTGATAGGTCCGTGCGTTTCAACCACGCCAGAAAAATCTAGCACTAAACAATGATCTGTGTGTGACTTTGGACGCATACCACGACCAGCCATTTGAACATAAAGACTAGCAGACATCGTTGGGCGAAGCATTGCAATCAAGTCAATATCTGGATAATCAAACCCGGTTGTCAAAACATTAGCGTTGGTTAACGCTTTAATTTTACCAGATTTGTAATCAGCAATAATTCTATCGCGTTGCGCTTGTGGCGTTTTACCTGTCACGCATTCTGCTGTAATCCCTTTGCTGATTAGCATGTCTTTTACATGCTCGGCATGATCAATACCAGCACAGAAAAACAACCAGGCTTTTCTATCGCCAGCAAGCCTAATCACTTCACTCACAACGTCTTTGTTTTTATCGTCAGTATCAACAGCAGCTTGCAATTCTGACTCAATAAATTCACCACCACGTTTATGCACTTCACTGGTATCGAGTTTTGTTTTCGTCATTTTAGATTTTAATGTGCATAAAAATCCTTTGCTGATTAAATACTCAATGGTGACTGGCATCAACATGTCATCAAATAACGCTGGCTTATCTGTAATGAGTCCATGATTTAAACGATATGGCGTAGCGGTCAAACCGATTACGCGCAATCGTGGATTGATTACACTCAAATCTGATAATAAATTACGATGACCGCCCTCATTTTTATGCGACACCAAATGACATTCATCAATGATGACTAAATCAATATGACCAAGTTGGTGCGCTTTATCTCGAACAGATTGAATACCGGCAAATGTAATCGGTTCGCCAAGTTGTTTTTTCTTTAGGCTTGATGAATAAATACCCAGTGGTGCATTTTGCCAATGCTCCCTCATTTTTTCAGCGTTTTGTGAGATAAGCTCTTTAACGTGCGTGAGCATTAATACTTTGGTTTCTGGCCATTGCTGAAGCGCATCTTTGCAAAGTGCGGCAACAATATGACTTTTGCCAGATCCTGTTGGTAGTACCATGCAAGGATTGCCTTCATGACCAGCCTTAAACCATGCGTAAAGATCATCTATGGATCTTTGTTGATAATCTCTGAGTTTCATCCTACTATCTTCCCATCAAAGTTATTTCTAAGATCAGCAATAAAAGTATCACCACTAATACACGCCTTTGGGTTTGCCACTATCTCTGATGACTTATAACCATTCTCACCATTGATTACGTCTACACCATCAATGACATAGACTGCATGATTACCATCTGGTGAATCTTTGCGTTTATATGGTACAAGGTCTGGATGAAGCACATGAGAATCACATCCTAACCGTTGAAATTCTACTGGTATAGCATCCGCGTCATGGCGTTCACATCGCCAAGTACTGTCATCCATCGCAGTTGAATGCGCACAGGTTCGGCAATTAACATGTTTAATTGTTTTTGTTTTGTGACAAAACTCATGCGCTGCACAAAATTTGCATTCGTACCAGCTCGGATCTGGACTAAGTGGTTCTGGCATGCGCTCTGACTTAACAATCCTGTGACCACGACTGATATATTTTTCAGCTATTTCTGGCACAAATTTGACTCGCTCTGTGTAAATACGATCATCGTTTTTACAGACAGCATAATAAAGTGCGCGATCAATATCAGCACCATGCATGTAAACTTGCATTTGAATATAGTGCATCGGCTTAGATTTTTCTACGCCATGTTTAACTAAATCATCAAACGATTTTAATGAGTGTGTCTTGGCCTCTAAAATATGTTTTTTGCTTGGTGCTTCTGGTACGCCAAAAGATATAATGCCATCAAGCGATCCAGATACATGACATCCAAAATCAACACGCGATTGATAATCAGATGTATTGCCGATATGAATGCCAATAGATCTTAAGTCTGACACAATAGTGGATTCTTCTAAATGTCCGCGTCTAAACAATCTTAACAGTCTACCTTCAAATTCTTCTTGCACTGCCCATCTAAATGACAGCCACAGCCATCGATCACATGAATGACCAAGCATGGATCCGCCCATGTGTGGACGTGGTTTTTCTTTTCGCTCCTGGTGTGCCTTGTTTACTAGCACGGATATAGAATGATTTGATTCTGGAATTAACATAAATACTCCGAAGAAAAAGGGCGTGTGTTAAACGCCCTTATTTTGTTACTTATTTAGTTGCCCAAGGTGGTGGTGCTTTGCCATCAGTTGGTGGTGTAGATTTTTGTGCCATGACAATGCCATTGCTAGACGCTTTGAACCCAGACACACTATTAGATGCATCATAATTGCCATTTGCTGGCGTGATTTTTAATTTGATGGATAAATTGCCACCAATCAATTGATCCGTGTCTGATACTTTAGCTAAACCAATCGCACGCATGATTTCACCAAGTTGTTGTCGACCAATTTCTTCTGCTTGAGGATTTGGGTTTTTAATGTTGATCATGCCAAACACAATACGTCCTTGGTGTGTTGGACCAATAATTGTATATTTCACATTAATGTACTGGCCGTTGCCAGCTTTGGTTGTTTTGATTTCAGCACCAGAAATAGCTGATGTGTACCAACCCTCTGGCAGTGGTTCAAAGTTATTGATTGAAACCGGTAAGTCTTCTACGCTAAAAGTTTGTTCTAAAAAAGCCATGATTATTCTCCAATTGTAATTTTATATGATGGTCTACCAGGTTTTGATGTAACAGCACCAAGTAAAACATCCGTTATTTCGGGTGAGCATCTTTTCCACGCTGTCATGTTAATAGCAGGTGTCCATCTAAATAAAGCCGATAGATGCTCGGATAATCCATTTTCTGCCGCAATTTCTTGTAGCATTTCTGAATTAACTTTTCTGTCAATTCGTCCAGTAACTTTGATAACAAAGTTACCGATTTTTTTTGTTTCAACGCCTTCGAGCGTTTCTTGTATTTTCATCAAAGAAGATATTTGATCTTCAATGTATCGACGTTCTGAAATAACGTAATCTTCTTGAACTTTTAATTCTAACCAACGGTTAGATAGTTCCATGATGCTCATTTTGCACCGCCAATTTCTTTGATGATTGCACCTAGGTCTGGTTGCTCCCATGCTTGAAGTTTGCCGGATCTATCTTTAGCCATCCAAAGACCATCGCTATCGCACATCAATGCGCGTTGCGCTACACCGTCAGCGTCTTTTTCAACGCGAAGTGCTAACACCAAATCAAAAAAGTATGGAAGAGCCTGCCCTAATTTAGCACCAGGCATTGATGGTGCATACATCATGCGACCTGTTTCGTCTTGCGATTTTTCAACCTTGGCAGTCATCAACACGTTTTTACCTGGAAGATCACGGAAGGCACGAATCAATGCCGTCATCTGCGTTGCCATCTCGCCATAAGCAGCGCGACCATCTTTGTTTTGAGCTTTTTCGTGAATCAAAACAACTTCACCGATTTCAGATAAACTGTCTAAAATGACAGAATCAAACTTTTTGCCTTCATCTGAAGTTAACCAATCATAGGTTTCTCTCAAATCATTCATGTTTGATACTTCAACATAAGGTATGTTGCTGTCTTTGATTGACAATAAGCCACCTTCCGCACTTATAATCACGGGATTTGGCATTGTGGTTGACAATGTTGTTTTGCCAGCACCTGCGTAACCGTACACTAAAACCTTCACGCCATTAGCATGAACATCAGATGTGTTTTTTAAATTGATAGCCATTTTATTTCTCCTTTTGCGAGCTGGTTGGAGGAATTCCGGTTAGCTCTTGGACACAGATTATAAACATTGAAATATTAAATGTCAACATTAAAATATTATTTATGATATTATTTATCAAACATTAACTACAAACAGGAATAAAAAAAATGATGAAGTTAGAAGACATACGAGGATTGTTAAAAGACCGAAGAGTATCTATGATTGCAGAGGCAACTGGCATTCATTTCAATACTATCAGAGAGATTAGAGATAACGAGAACGCTAATCCTACTTATAAAGTCATGACAAAATTAACTGATTACTTGGAAAGCAACAATGGCAGATCTAACTAATATATTTAATGGAAGTTTTTATCCGCCAGCGGAAAAGGTACCAGAGTCACCCGAATCGCAATTGTGCAATGCAATGCGTGATGTTGGCATTGATCCACCATCTACTATTTATATGGATGGAAAGATTCATCGGTTTAAAACCAACTCAAAAGGATCATCGGGTGCGGGGGATAAAACAGGATGGTACATTTGTTATGGCGATGGTACACCGGCAGGTAGGTTTGGTGATTGGCGAGCTGGTATTGAAATGTCATTTCGTGCAGACATTGGGCGAAAGTTTACTGCCGCAGAGGAGATGGCACACTCGCGCAGAATGTCTGAAGCCAAAGCTGCGCGTGATGCTGAACTTGCAAAACAACATGAAGTTACTGAGGATGTAGTATCAAAGATATGGTCAGATTGCACGCCCGCAAACAAAGAACATCCTTACTTAAAAAAGAAAGGCATCTGCGTTCATGGTGCAAGAGTCACTGGTGATGGACGGCTTGTTGTTCCATTGCTAAACAAAGATGGCACCTTATCAACGCTTCAATATATTTCAACAGACGGTGGTAAGCTCTATCATAAAGGTGGTGCAACTGGCGGAAAGTTTTGGTCAATTGGAAATGCGGAGAATCCTAAGACCATTTTTATTGCAGAAGGATTTGCCACAGCCGCAACCATTCATGAAGCAACAGGCAGTATTTGCATCGTTGCCTACTCAGCATCAAACATTGTTCCGGTGACGGGTATCATGCGTGAAACCTATGGCGCAACACAGGACATTGTTATTGTTGCCGATAATGACTCATCTGGTGTTGGTATGCGCTACGCAGAGCAGGCATCAGCAAAACATGGCGCAAGAATAGTTTTGCCACCAGAGCTTGGTGATGCAAATGATTATGTTGCTAACGGTGGTGACTTGCTGAGTTTACTTATGCCACCAAAGGATAATTGGTTAATCCCTGCTGATGATTTAAGCACGCAACCTTCGCCAATCAAGTGGCTGATAAAAGGATGGCTACAGGAAGAAGCACTCATTATGATTCATGGACCATCTGGCGGTGGTAAAACATTTATGGTACTCGATCAGTGCCTTCGCATTGCATCGGGAGGTGGTGAGTGGATGGGACATAAAGTGAAGGCTGGCTCAGTGGGTTACTTTGCTGGTGAGGGTCATCATGGTCTTCGTGGTCGCATTGCGGCTTGGAAACAAAAGAATCAAATTAGTAAATTAAATATGTGGGTATCAAAGTCTGGGTGTGATCTTAATACACCGGCAGGCTATCAGCGTGTGCGTGAAGCACTGCTCAGTCTTGATGAGCGACCAAGTCTTATTGTTTTTGATACCTTGCATCGTTTCCTTCTTGGTGACGAGAACTCAGCGCAAGACACAAAAAGCATGCTAGATGCGTGCGCTGCATTGATGATGGAGTTTGGTTGTACTGTCGTTTTAGTACATCACACAGGGGTATCTGCTGAAAATCAACATAGGGCGCGTGGATCGTCTGCATGGCGTGGCGCACTCGATATTGAAATCAGTGTTGCGCCTGGTGATGAAAACAAGCCAATGCAAATATCACAAAAGAAATCAAAAGATGCTGAGTTAACATTGGATGTTTATGCGACGCTTGAAAAGATTGCAAT